AATTTATAATTGTTTAAATACAGCACTTTTTTAAGTGCTGTATTTGCTATGCAAACGAAAGGAATCTTTATGGAAGAAAAAATCAAATTGCTGCTTGAACAGATAGGCCGGCCCTATGAAATGTTTAATAAAGACGGAACATATCAAGGCTGTTTTTATCCTTTGCAGTTTTTGTATCCGGACATAAAAAAATACAAGCTTCGTTCGGAAAATAATCAAAAAAACTATGTTTATGGAATGGCCAAGATGAAAAAATATTTTACAGAAATTGCTCCATCCGAATTACAAGCTGGTGACATTATTACAACTAAGTACAAAGACGCATTGCATATAGCAGTTTATCTTGAGTTTGGAAAAATTATACACGTTTTTAAAGGACACAAATTACAAATAGGGAGATTGAAAATGTTTAATGAATTTCAATCTTATAGGGTGAAATAATGGGTATTTTTGAAACTATAGGCGGACTTGTATTAGCAGGTATAGGCGGAGCTATTGCAGGCTCAACTGCAGCAGGTGCAGCTTTATTTACTGTAAGTGCAACTGTTGCAACAATAATTAGTATTGGTTCAACTTTAATCACTTTTGGTGGCATGGCTCTTTCTATTATGAATGCCTTTTCAACAAAAGATTTTGGATCTATGTCTCCATCGTACAAAGGCGTTTTGCAAACCCAGACGGATCAGAATTTGCCTTTGCCACTTTTATACGGAACCTGCAAGCTTGCCGGTAACCGTATTTGGCAAGATGAAAACGCACAGACTCATGTTAAAAGAATCGTTGCTTTTGCAGAAGGCGAGATATGTGAGTTTTCGGACATCAAACTCAATGACATTCCCGCGGGGCAAATTGCCGGTATTAGCATAAACCACTATTATGGTACATCTGACCAGATAGTAGATGGTATAGTGGGCGGTGCAAATCAAAGTGAGCGGGCTCAAAAGGTTGGTTCATTAAGAAATGTAGCTTATCTTGCTATTTCGGTACCAAGAAGTGCAAAGGTTGACATAAACTACAACCTTACTGCCGTTGTTAAGGGCCGTAAGATAAGGGTTTACAAAAACAAATACGAATATGAGATAAAATATTCCGAAAATCCTGCCTGGGTTATGTTTGATTTTTTAAGCTGTTACAACGGGCTAGGGCTTTGCATAAATGAGTCTGGCAACATAAGTGAGACTCTTATTTCAGAGCTTTTTGACCTTGAGAGCTTTATCGAGTCAGCAGCATATTGTGACGAGTTGATTGAATACAAGCACACTAATGAAAATGGTGAAGAAGTCATCGACATGGTTCCTCGTTTTACGTTCAATATGATCTTTGACTCTCAAACCTCGGCGAGAACTCTTATTGATGAAATTTATCGCTCTTGCAGAGGAGGTTTATTCATAAAAGACGGAAGGCTGCAGTTTAAAATTGACAAAGCAGAACCTGTAAGCAGAATATTTACTGCAGAAGACATTATAAAAGGTTCCGAGACTTTTCAAACTATTCCAAAAGAAGAGCATTATGACATTTTAAAATGCACATATGTTTCTCCGGATCATGAATGGCAAAAGGTTGAAGCAACCGCAGAAATTCCTGAATACCGAGACGGAGTACCGATTGAGCACAGTGTCAATATTTACAGCTGTACAAGCTTTAATCAGGCTTCGAGGCTTGCGTGGTATTATGTCAATGCAAAGAGGATTCAGCCGTATTTTGGCAGTTTTCAAACTGATTACAAGGGTTACGACCTTGAAGTTGGTGATGTAATAAGCTTTGACAGCATATTGATGGGGCTGGAAAAATACAAGGTAAAAGTTGTCAGCGTCACTGATAATGGAGCAGGTATTTTCACTATTGAGTGGAGAACTTATGATGAACGTCTCTACACAGACGAGCTTGGCAGCAAAGAGCCTAAAGTTCTTGTCAGCACATTAACAGACGTAGCGAAATACCCTGATGACGTACAAAACTTTAACGTTGTTCAGTCAAACAATTTATTCAATTTTGTATGGCAGCCAAATGCCAACAATACTGACAAGTACGAAATCAGGATGGGTGATACGTGGGAAACTGCTTCTGTCATAAAAAGCAGTATCACAGAAAACAAATACACAATGGAAATACCTACAAACGGTCTTTTCAAGTTCTGGATTAAAGCCTTTAACGGTTATAACTATTCTAAGAATGCAACGCTTGATGTAATAAACGTGGACAGTGTTCCAAGCCTTAATGAAATTGTTAAGATTAACATTCTGGAAGACATTGCCGGCACATTAGACGAAAATCTCAGGGTATATCACAACACCATCAAGCTCAAAGAAATTGATGAAAAATGGCATACACTTGAAGAAAACTGGTCAACAATGTCTGGTTATTATCAACAAGGCGGCAGATGGGGCACAAACACTCTTGCAAATCAGGGTGTATACATAAGCCAGGTGTATGACATAGGTGATGATTTAGAGAGCATTGTATCTTTTGATTACAAATTCACCTCTGCGGACACTCAAAATGATGTACTCATAGAATGGGCTTATTCGTCTGACGGAGAGACATTCACGGATTGGACTATTGCAAATACCGGTAAATTTACATTCCGTTACTGCAAGTTCAGAGCAACACTAAGGGCAGTTAACAATGTACAAACTGTATTGACTGATTTGAATGTGGCTATTGATGTCCCTGACAAAGATCTTGATCTTGAGCTTGAAATCACAGAACCGGAAGGTTTGCTCATAGAATACAGCTTTATAAGACCGCCATCTATTGTTGCTACGGTAAATGATAACAACGACGCATATGTTGTAATTACAGAAAAAACAAATACTTACGCCTATATAGTTGCATATACAAACTCGGGTGAATTAACAACCTGTAAGTTAAGTTTGCGTGCAAAAGGCTATTAGGACAACCAAAGGAGGAAAAATGGCAAATTCAAATTATGCCTGGACGGATAACCCTACCGTTTCAGGCGTTTCTCAATGCGATACGGATGTATTAAACGATTGCTTAATGCATTTGAAGTACAACCACCGCACAAGCGGTGGAGGATTCAGTCTTTTTGACACAAAAATCACTGACCATGTTTTGTCAGGTGATGAAGCTCTCGGATGGGTAATTCAAGGCGGTGTTGTTACAATGACATATCCTGATGCGGTTAATGTCATTAAAGAAGAATATTCTAACGGGGTAGAATACACAGAAGGAGAAATCACCTACAGGTTATCTCCTGCAGGCCGAAGAATCACTGATATTTCGCAATACACAAATGTAGACAAGCTTTTTGAAACAAAAGGTTATGCCCCATACTATGTATATGATGAAGTGAATCAGCAGTTTTATCTACCTAAGAACAAAATGTTTACACAGCTCACAGCTGATACAACAAAAGTAAACTCTACAGTAGAAGCTGGTCTTCCAAATATTACAGGACGTTTCGACCGTTCCAACAGAAACGGTTACGGACCGGCAGAAGGTGCTTTTTTCCATGGAGACAGCGTCGGAGGTTTTTGTCGAGACGGTTCAAGAGACTCTTCTTATGTTGAATTTGATGCTTCACGCTCAAGTTCAATTTACGGAAATTCTGATACAGTACAACCGGCTGCTGTTTTACAGCTTTTATATTACAAAGTTGGAGAAGTAGTTATTAATTCCGACCTTGCTTTGATTGATGCTCAAGAAATGATTGAAGACGCATTTCAAGAAGTTGACACAAAAATCAATGACGGATTAAATTCACTTGCAAATGCTTCCGATGCACTTCGCCAAACACAGGTTACAAATTGTATTTTGGAAGCGCCTAACAATATAAAAATAGATATTAATGAAAACGGTTATCTTGTTTTAAAATCAGGAAGCACACTTATTATTCCGGCAGGTCTTGACGATGAAGGCAATAAAAAGTTTGAACACAAGACAGTAGAAAGTGATATTGTATTTACAAATACAGATGCTATAACCGGCAATTTAAAAGATTTTATGCCTATTGTATGGTACAGCAATGATGCAAGCACACCTCACAGCATTGGCGGGG